GGCGGCGCAGCGCCCGGTGCTCGGCGGCGCCGCAAGGCAGGTCCCGCGCGAGGTCAAGCAGGCCTTCGACCGCTACGTCCGCAAGGGCGACGCGGGCGGTCTGGACGCGCTGGAGCTCAAGGCGCTCTCGGCCGGCTCGAACCCGGACGGCGGCTATACCGTGCCGCTGGAGATCGAGACCACGATCGACCGAGTGCTGACGAAGGCCTCGCCGATCCGCTCGATCGCCACGGTGCGCCAGATCGGCGCCATGACCTACCGCAAGCCCATCGCCACTGCCGGCGCGGCCAGCGGCTGGACCGGCGAGACCGACAGCGTCAGCCAGACCAACGCGCCGACGCTCTCGGCCATCGATTTCCCCGCGATGGAGCTCTATGCCATGCCGGCGGCGACCCAGGTCCTGCTCGACGACAGCCAAGTCGATATCGAGCAGTGGCTGGCGGATGAAGTGCAGCTGGTCTTCGCCGAGCAGGAGGGTGCGGCGTTCGTGGGCGGCGACGGCGACGCCAAGCCGACCGGGTTCCTCAAATACACCACGGTCGCGGATGCGTCCTGGGTGTGGGACAAGATCGGCTATATCGCCAGCGGCGCCGACGGCGCCTTCGCCGCGAGCAATCCCGCCGACAAGCTGCTCGATCTCGCCTATGCGCCGAAACAGGGTTATCGCGCCAACGGCCGCTGGGTGATGAACCGCAAGACCGAGAGCGCGGTGCGCAAGTTCAAGGACACGACCGGCAACTATATCTGGCAGCCGGGCCTGTCGGCGCAGCAGTCCGCGACGCTCTTCGGCTATCCGGTGACCGAGGTCGAGGACATGCCCGACATCGCCTCGAACAGCTATTCCATCGCGTTCGGCGATTTCGCGCGCGGCTATCTGATCGTGGACCGCGTCGGCATCCGCGTGCTGCGCGATCCCTACAGCGCCAAGCCCTACGTGCTGTTCTATGCCACCAAGCGCGTCGGCGGCGGCGTGCAGAACTTCGAAGCCATCAAGCTGATGAAGTTCGCGGCGTCGTAAGTCGAAGCGACCTCCCCCTTCGTGGGGAGGTCGATCCTGCGAAGCCGGATCGGGTGGGGGCACCGAGCCGCACCCCACCCGGTTCGCTTCGCTCACCGACCTCCCCATCAAGGGGAGGTGAAAGGATGGTCCATGCCACTCCAACTCATCACCCCGCCGGGTGCCGAGCCGGTGACGCTCGCCGAAGCCAAGGCGCAGCTCAAGGTCGACACCACGGACGACGACGCCCTGATCGCGCGGCTGATCGGCGCCGCGCGCGCCCGCGCCGAATGGCATACCGGCCGCGCGCTGATCACGCAAAGCTGGATCCAGTGGCTCGACTGCTGGACGTCCCCAGTCGAGATCATGCTGCCGCCGCTGATCGCCGTGACCGCGGTCACGGCCTATGCCGGCGACGACAGTCCGGCGGTGCTCGAAGCGTCGCGCTATTTCGTCGATGCCGTGTCGCAGCCCGGCCGCATCGTCCTGGACTGCGTGCCGCCCGCGAACCTGCGCCGCCGCAACGCCGTCGCCATCGCCTTCGATGCCGGTTACGGCGATGCGGCCGACGACGTGCCGCCCGCCATCCGCGCCGCGATCCTCCAGATGGTGGCCGACCTCTATGCCCATCGCGGCGATGCGCCGGCGGAGCCGTCCGGCGCCGCGCAGGCGCTGCTCGCGCCGTACAGGATCTTCAAGCTGTGATCGGCGAGCTCAACCAGCGCGCGGTGCTGCTCGCCGACACGCTCGCGCCCGACGGCGGCGGCGGTTTCAGCGACACCTGGGAGGCGTTCGCGACCGTGTGGCTGAAGGTCGAGCCGCTCGGCGGCAGCGATGCGCCGGGGGCCGGCCGGCTCGAGTCGCGCGTGCGCCATCGCCTCACCCTGCGCCGCCGCCCCGATCTCGCCGCCGGACAGCGCGCGCAGGTGGGCACGCGGCTGTTCCGCATCCACACCGTCATCGACGATGCGAGCGCCTTCATGGTGCTGCTCGCGGAGGAATTGCCATGAGCGCGAGCTGGGCCCTGCAGCAGGCCGTCCATGCCGCGCTGGCCACGAGCGGCGAGGTGCAGGACGCGGTCGGCGAGCGCATCTTCGACCACGTGCCGCGCGACGCCGCGTTTCCCTATGTCGTCGTCGGCGACGACGCCGTGCGCGACGCCGGCACCGCGACGGAAGCGGGCAGCGAGCACCTGATCGCGATCCAGGTCTGGTCGCGCGCCAAGGGCTTGAAGGAATGCAAGGCCGCCGCCGAGACGGTGCGCCTCGCCCTCGACCAGGCCGAGCTCGACATCGGCGGCTATGCGCTGATCGGCCTGCGCCACACCGCGACGGATTTCGCGCGCGAACCGGACGGCGAAACCCTGCGCGCGTCGGTGACGTTCCGCGCCGTCCTCGAACCCAATTAGGAGAACGCAATGACCGCACAACAAGGCAAGGACCTGCTCATCAAGATCGGCGACGGCGCCGATCCGGAGAGCTTCACCACCGTCGCGGGGCTGCGCGCCACGACGCTGGCCTTCAATGCGCAGACCGTCGACGTCACCAACGCGGACTCCGCCGAGATGTGGCGCGAGCTGCTGGCTTCGGGCGTGAAGTCCGCCACCGTCTCGGGCTCGGGCGTGTTCAAGGACGCGGCTTCCGACGCCGCGATCCGCAGCGCCTTCTTCGACCAGCGCCTGGCGCATTGGCAGATCGCGATCCCCAGCTTCGGCACCGTCACCGGACCGTTCAAGATCGCGCAGCTGCAATATGACGGCCCGTTCGACGGCGAGGTGAAGCTCTCGCTCTCGCTAGCCTCCGCGGGCCAGCTCACCTTCGCGGGCGCCTGACCGTGGCGAACAAGGCACGCGGCGAGGCCGCGCTGACCGCGGACGGCAAGTGCTACCGGCTGCTGCTCACGCTGGGCGCGCTGGCGGAGATCGAGGACGGGCTCGGACTCGCCGCGATAGGCGAGATGGGCCGGCGCCTGGCGCAGCCGCGCGCGGGCGATCTCGCCATCGTGGCTGCGGCGCTGCTGCGCGGCGGCGGCCACGACATGACGCCGGACGAGGTGCTCAGGCTCGGCTGCGACCTGGGCGCGCTGGTCGCGGCGGTGACGCGCGCTTTCGAGGCGATCGGAGGCGGGGAGGGCAAAGGCGGCCCTTTCGCTGGAGCGACGTCCTCGCCATCGGACTGGGCACCTTGAAGCTCGCGCCGCGGACGTTCTGGTCGCTGTCGCTGCCGGAGTGGCGCGCGATGCTGGCGCCGCTGCGCGGCACGGCGCCGCTCGCGCGCTCCGATCTCGAAAACCTGATGAAGGAGTTCCCGGATTGAACGCCATCGACCAATTGCCCGACGATCTCGGCGCCAGCCTGGGCAAGGCGGCCGCGCTGCTCAACGATTTCGCCAACGGCCCGGTGCAGAGCGCCGCGAAGAGCATCGAGACCGCGGTGACCCGAAGCTTCGATTCCGTCGCGCGCACCATCGCGCAGGCGGCGACGTCGGGAAAGCTCTCGATGGACCAGCTGGTCAGCGCCATCCTCGCCGATCTCGAGCGCATCGCGATCAGCCAGTTCATCACCAAGCCGCTGGAGAACATCTTCGGTTCCATCGCGGGCTCGCTTCTGCCCATCGGCGGCGCGCTGGCGAACGGCGGGCCGGTGATGCCGGGCGAGACCTATCTCGTCGGCGAGAAGGGGCCGGAGCTGTTCACGCCTTCGGCGCCGGGCGCCGTCGTGCCCAACGCCGCGCTGGGTGCGGCGCGGCCCTCGGTCGTCGTCAATATCCAGACCCCCGATGCCGCGAGCTTCCTGAAATCGCAGTCGCAGGTCGCCGCGATGATGTCGCGCGCGCTGTCGCGGGGGCAGAGAAACCTGTGAGGACATCATGAGCTTCCACGACATCCGCTTCCCTTTGAGCGTCGCGTTCCATTCGACCGGCGGGCCCGAGCGGCGCACCGAGATCGTCACGCTGGGCTCCGGCTTCGAGGAGCGCAACGCCGTATGGGCCAATTCGCGGCGCCGCTACGACGTCGGCTCGGGCATCCGCACGCTCGACGACCTGAGCGACGTGACGGCGTTCTTCGAGGCGCGGCTCGGCCGGCTGCACGCCTTCCGCTTCAAGGATTTCACCGACTTCAAGTCCTGCGCGCCGGGCGCCGAGGTGACGCCGCTCGACCAGGCGCTGGGCGCCGGCGACGGCGTGCGCACCCAGTTCCAGCTCGTGAAGATCTATGTCTCCGGCCCTTCGAGCTGGACGCGCAGGATCTCAAAGCCCGTCGCCGGCAGCGTGCGCGCCGCGGTCGCCGGCGTGGAGCAGAGCGTCAGCGTGGACGCTTCGACCGGCATCGTGACCTTCGCCACGGCGCCGGCGGGCGCGGTGACGGCAGGCTTCCTGTTCGACGTGCCCGCGCGCTTCGATACCGA